TGCCGTCATCTTCTTCTAGCTCTAATACTTTATAAGCTAAATCTCGTGCAAGTACTTTAGAAACATAAAGTTCTCTATACACAATCAACTGCCCATCAGGAGCTAAAGCAAACCACACTACCGCAGTCTTTGAACCATACCCATAATCACACGCCCGAAACTTAGGAAAGTTCTTAGGTATCTTGTACGCAGGTACAACGTGCTTGTCTCTGTCAAACTCAGGAAATGCTGCACCTTCCGAAACATCCCAGTTACCTTCTAATAACCTTTTCCTTTGATGTTCTGGCAACGACAGAAGCATCGTTTCATAGTCGCCACTTTCAGCCAAGTAAGGATTATCAAAAAGTTTAGCAGGAATAAACTTCCTTTTAAACAGCGGCTGCTCTTCCTTTGTATGCCCTTTAGGATACTTAAGAGTTTTGCCAGATTCATCCGTAGCCCAAAACGATTTATTAGGACTAGAAGGATTAATGAAATACTTTTTTACCCATACGTGACCAGAGCCTCCGGGGTTAGTAGTAGCTCTCATATACACAGGTAAGTCTGATGCAGCAGACCTCAACCTTGACCTTAAGTAATCCCAAGCAAATGGTGTGGCCCACTGCGTTAGCTCGTCAAAGCCTATCCAACAAAAAGACAAACCCTGATAGCGCAGTACATCTTCATCTCTATCAAGATAAGACAGCCACAACCTACCACCAGCAGGGGAAGTCCACTGCATTTTTCTTTCTGACCATTTAATGCCGGGAATAATCTTTGGATAGATTTCTTGAGACTTCCAAATAAGTTCCCTTAGTTCTTCCGTAGTTTTACGGAGCAATAGGCCAGAAAATTGTGGATGTATTAAGTATCTAAGCGGATCAGCAAGCATAGCGTAGCTTTTACCACCACCTGCTGCTCCTCCGTATAAAACTTCACGCTCACTGGCTGCAAGAAAGTCTGTTTGCGGCCCTACGTTAGGCTTAAATACTACGTTATGTTCTTCGTAAGAAAGTTTAACCGTATTACTACTAGATTTAACTTCTTTTATCTTAGGTTTAGGCGGTTGCTCGGCTTTCTTCCTCGCTGCTGCCTTTTTCTTTCGAGCCTGTGTGCTTGATTTCAAGTTCTTCAAGCTTTTCGAGGGCTTTTTTGTACGTGGCAAGCCAGTTGCGGTAAGCTGTAGCTTTATTTTTTCTTTTTCTTTCCGTGTTGACTCGCTTTCTGAGGCCAACGTGGGAAATTGATCGTCCAGTTTTGTCACTTAACCACCTTGCAACTTCTCGGTAGGAGTATTCTTTTACATATTGACGAGCTAAGTCTAAAGCTTCTAGCTCTAAGAACACAGGATCAAGAATATCAGGATCGTGTTCGTTTTGTACATAACCAAAAGGAATAGTTCTACTAATCCTAGGTATCTGCATCCAATTACCTTCTGAGTCGCGTAGACCTACCGGATCAGGCAACTCATAGTAAGGTAATCTATTCTTCTTCGTCACTTTGTTTCGGTGGCAACAGCATAATACCGTTAGGTGTAGCCACTTCTACTTTGTCCGTCTTTTGAACGCCCACTCTATCCAAAATTTCAGTGGCCGCTTTGAGTAAGTTTGCCGTACCCAGTTGGCCGGGGTCACGCAAAATTCCTGCCATGCCAATCGCAGCACGTGGAGCGTTGAGTGCCAAATATTCTTTAGTAAGTTCCAATACTTCATCTTTTAAAGTTTTAATAACCTCGCCTACGCTAGTATTATCGCTGTATCCAGCTAGTCTTTTTGCTTCATTAAAGTCGCCGTTAGCTTCGTGAAATAAAACACGCAAAAAAGCTTGTTGTTTTTCGGTATATTCCCGTTCCATTATTTTTTCATGCTCCGATCACCAAACCACCAAGTAACAGCAGTAGTAGTTAAAAATAGTATCTGATTAGAAATCTCACGTTTAATAACGTCGTCACCTAAAGCTTCTAAAAATACGTAGACAGAAAAACCCAGCAGCATAAAAGTTAGAATAGGCCGGACAAATCTTAAGATGTTGCCAATTATAGAACCACTGTAAGAAGCATCATGTGCGTATGAAGCAGCCTTAATTGTAGCAGCAGCATTTTCTTCTGCTATAGCACGTTCGCTTTCTAACTCAGCACTACGCGCTTCGATCTGCATTTCTTGTAGCTTTAGTTCTTGGTCAAACTCTAGCGCCATCTTTTTAAGCTTTTGTCTGGTTTCTAAAAACCTTCCTGCTTGACCAATGACACTACCAATAATACCTGTAGCACCACCAGTAAGAACTGAACCTATAATTTCAAACATATAATTACCACGTTGCTTCTTTAGGTCTATTGTCTACATGGACAAAAGAATTGTAGTTGATGCCTAGTCCTTTGAACCCTACCGCTTTAGCTGAGTATATGATTGCTTCTTTATCTTGACCAGCTAAAGAAATATCAAATGCAGTTGAAGGATTGTTTTCAGTTGCTCTGTGCTGACTCAGCGGAGCGCCACCAACTTTAGAATTGTATACAGGGCACCGACATGCGCTATTAAGCACTATGGGTTTGCCCAGTAAGTCTCGCAGTTGTTGCAGCTTTGTTAGTGCATCTTCTTGTACATAAGCAGAGTTACAACCACACTTGCAAACTAGCTCTTGCCAAGTAAACGCAGCGGTTGCCTGTGCTGTAGGAAGAACCTCACCTCTAATAGTACTAATCATTTATGCGCCTAGTACAGTCCAAAAAATAGTTATAACCGCAATGATGCTAGATAAAGTAGATAGCATAATCATGCTTTCTAATCTTTTAATTCTACCAACTAAACTATCTAGTTGTTTTTCCATAGTAGAATACCTCACAGCGCATTCACGCTCATGGGCAGCTAGTTCTGCAGCTACAACAGTAGGACTAATGTTTTCGTTAATTTCCATAACTATGCTTTAGCCTTTTTTCTTTTGCGTTTAGGTTTAGGTTTAACCGTACCTATGGAAATAACAATAGCAAGAGGAGAGGGCCCCCGAGGCTTTCTAGAGTTGCTACTGACAGTTTTTTTGCTTTTTATTGCCACGGTAATGTCCTCTCCCCTATCTTTTTCTAGCCTTGTCTTGCCATTGCCTAAATGGACCTTTCTTTTCTCGCTTAGGCGTTACTTTACTGTGCCGCCCTTTTCTGCGAATCTTGGACTTTTTCATAGGCCCACCACTAAGACCAATTGCACCACGACTAGACATTTACTTTTTCTTTTTAACAGGTTTCTTTTTCTTTAATCCACCTTTAGCAAAATCAGTTATAGAGTCCATAATTTTTGCATCTTTTAATTCTGTTGAACCTGACTTAAAGTCGGGTGCTTTGCCCTTAGCTTTGCTAATACCAAACCTTTTTATATCTTTTTTAATTGCTAAAGGCATACTTTTTGCTGCCGCTGCTTCAGCTGGGCTTGCTGTACCTGCAGCTACCATCTTTTGAAACTTTTTTGCTTCTTTAATTCTTGCAGGAAGACCGTCTCTTACACCTCTTGCTCGCGCACCTTGCATACTTCTATACACTGCGCGAGTCGAAGGCCCTGCTCCTGAAGTTAATTCAGGAACACCTTTGCGAGCGCCGCCAGTAAGAGCTTGAATACCAGCAGGTGTCATTCTCCGTTGGAATTCTACTGTTTCATTGCCGCCAGTCTTAGGAATATTGGTAGCAGTAGTCCTACTCCTCTTTGTTGCACTTTCTTTTGCCTCTGCTGCCTTAAACTGTTTCATAGCTGCTCTGCGCTTTTTTGCAGCTTTTTTCTGTGCTGCAGTTTGTACTAATTTTTTAGCGCCTTTTCCAGCACCCGTAAGACCCTTACCTATAATTTTCTTAGCCATAATTTTATTCCCCTGTAGTATTAACTAAATGTTCTTGCATGTAAGCATTTATTTGATCAGGTGAACTGCCTGAATTGTTTAGCACATTAATAAGTAAACCAACATCATCCATTGACTCTAAATTTGTATCTGCTACGTCTCCGCCTAATGCTCTCTTCTCAACTTGCTGCTGATATTTGTATTCACGATTATTTCTACGAGGATAAAAACCGGGCTGCATATCAAACCGGGCGCGTTGACCTAGCTTAGGAGTAGGTCTATCATCTCCAGTCATAATCTCTTTACCCCGAATAAGATTACTAGCCATAAAAGCTGCACCTTCACGGGATTTAGGATCATTCAGTATATCTGTAACGTCCGATCCCAGCATTTGAGCTATGGGTACAAGCTCAAGACCTGTACTAATTTCCATATTGCTTGTACCTGACGGTGCTGCATTAGCAGTGTTAATTGATGTCCTATTTAACTTATTAACTACTCGCGTAGCAACATCTTTAGATTTGCTGCCAACTTTACCAACAACTCTTGCACCAGACTTTAACAGTCTATCAGCTTGTTTGCTTCTAGCTGCAGCCATAACAAAAGGAGCAGCAGCCGTGCCAACTCTAAAAATTAACATAGCTGCAGGTATAGCTAAGGGTACGACCACTAAACCTTCCTCTTCTTAGGCATCATATTTTTAGCTAAACCACCAGCAAAGTAATTATGCACTTTCATGCCACCATTTTTCATAGCTGTGTAAGCCTGTGTCTTTTTTGCTACATTCTTAGGCTGCTTAGAAACTTGCTTGCCTTCTTTAGTTGTTTTACGTTTAGCTGCGGTAGTAGCTGCATACTCTTGATTAGATAAAGCACCTATAGCAGCTTTAGGAAGGTAGCGTTCTCCTGTAGCTTTTGGCCCTTGAGTAGAAGGCTTACCTGACTTAGTGCCCCAATCTGCTCCTGTCCAAGTCTTAAGAGACTGTTGTGATTTACGTAAAGCCATTTACTTCTTAGCGTTCCTAGACATAAATGCTGCTGCACCAAAGTAAGCAGACACAACACCAGCCATACCTATGTAAAATAAACTAAACAAATCTGATAACGCATTAATTCTGCTATCAGGAAAGATAGGAAGAAATACAAGTGCAGTAAATACAAGCATAGCAATCATAGCTATCCATGCCATGTGTCGCTGTGCATCGTGTTTCTCATGCTTGTCTAGTGCTTCAATAGCAGCTAGTTCATGATCATCCACTATGCCATCCTGATTAAGATCAAGCGCACTGTATTTACTTTCTTCTTGTAGTTTCTTTTGATTAGCCACGGCGCTTAGGAGACTTTACCATGCCTCCAACACGCATACTTTTCTTTTTACCTTTTTTGACTGGCCCACCAGCCATCATTTTNTTAATGCCCTTTTTGACATTGCCGCCACGGTTCATAAGTTTCTTTTTAGCCATGCCGCCGCCGCGCANCTTNTTAATTCTTTTGCNNTTGCCCATCATTNTANACTCTCCTNTATGATTGCCGTTTNAAAACNGTNTCTTCGTANTANTGNTTATCCCAGTTGTCGTANTAACCTTGCTTATGTAAACTAGCCGAAGCTTCTTCTAATTTACTGAAAGGCTGAATAAGCACCATGAAAAAATCATTTTCAGTTTCTAGGTTATCTTCTAAAAACTCTACCTCTTCACTGTCATCATATGGATGAAAGGGCATAAGGTAAACATCATCTCTAACAAACGTATAGTTTAAAGCTTCAACACTGTATGATAAAGCATCAACGTCAATACGAAAGTCATCACAAGCTACAATAATAAGTTCTTTATTTTGATCTTTTATTGTTCTTGCTTCTTTAGTTAACTCAAACAAAAAGTCGTCAGCATTCTCTACTTCAACAACTTTTACTGTGTTAGTTAACCTAGCCTTTTGTGCGTAAGGGCAAACTGCCCAGCCATCTAGCTTTTTACTTTTCTGTTCTACAAAATATTCAGACCAATGTAGAATTTCTTCTGTTATAGTTTTCATTTAGCTCCTAGCAAAGGAGCCACGCTTTCTGAGCATATGTGTTACTTAAAAAGCGTGGCCTATCCTTTTTGCTAAAAGTTGAATACTAAAGTTACCCAGAAACAAGAGTCAACCATATCTAAGTTGACTTCCATTACTAGGATACAGCAGCACTAAATGGCGTAGCTTCCGTGCCACTTGCCGTAAGTACGCCTTTAACCATATACTGGTTGGTAGCAATATCAATAAGCGTAATTTCGTCACCAATAGAAACGCCACCTTTGGTCGTGCCGTTGAGCGTAATAGTATCTGAATCAGAAGCAGTGTTAAAGCTGACAACTGTATTTGCACTATCTTGGTGCAGAATAACAGAACCATCAATCGTGTCCGTAGCATCAGCAACTTGAATAACATAGTTGGATGTGTTGACTACCGATACGATAAACTGAAACTCTGCGCCCGAACCTGTGGCCGCTGGTAGCGTAAAGGTTGCCGCTGCATCCCCACCTACTTCACCCATAAGCAAAATACGACCAGCATGTTCAGCTACAGTAATAGCATCCGTAGCAGTAAGCGTTACTATGTCACGTACAAACGAAGCACCAAGCGTAGTAGTACCTGCAGTTACGGTAAGACCTCCTGCAGTAACTGTGAGGCCACCCGAAACGACCTCCATTCCATCTTCAATAAAAACGTCTTCAGGGACACGGGAAACCCCTTGCGCGATTCGTGTAGAAGCCATGTTAAAATCTCCTTTAGTATAGCTTTAGCAAAGTGATAGTTTTACGTGTTATCACTCCACGTATTATTTAAGATACAGTAGCACTAAACATTGTAGCAATGTTAGAACCAGCAGCACAAGTTACCATGCCGCTTACTGAATATTGATTTGAAGCAATGTCAATTACTTCGACATAATCACCAATAGCACCGCCACCTGTTGTAGTACCATTCAGCGTAATAGTATCAGAAGCAGAAGCTGTTACAAAGGACGTAGCTGCAGTACCGTCTGCATCAGTGATTATAATTTGACCATCAATTGTATCTGTAGCATCTGCAACCTTAATAAGGTAGTTAGAAGTATTAATGACAGAAACAACAAACTTAAAAATACTACCTGTTCCGGTAGCCGCAGGAAGAGTGAACGTAGCTGCTGCATCGCCGCCAACTTCTCCCATAAGAAGTGTGCGCCCTGCATGTTCTGCGGTAGTAATAGATGCAGTAGCTACAAGAGTAACCATATCAGAAGTATGCCTATCGACATTCTGCTGTACAAGCCCAGTTAGCAAAGACATACCTATATCCCCCTTAAGAAAGCACTAGTCGCATAGTCACATCTGTACCGCCCACTCGTAGGTAATTCATGTATTGTTCATTGCCTACTTGTTTAGGTACAGTAAGCGAATGCAAACCGGGACCAAGTTTAATGTCGTTAGCTGTGCTGTTTGCTGCAGTATCAGAAGCACCAAAGTTAACGTAAATTTCTGCGTCAAGGTGAATCGTGACTAAGTTAAACTTTGTAACTTCGGTCTGCCCTGCAGATGAGCCTACTGTAACGGCTGATTGAACAGCCCAAAACATGTTATTACCTTGTGGTATCTGTGTCACTCTATCTCTCCTGTAATTCTAAATTAAAATATCTACCAAACGCTTTTTAAAAGGTTTAGCTTTTGTATCCGCCACCGGCTGCTTTGTATGCTTTTGCCAGCATCTGTGCTTTTCTTGCTGACCATTGCCCCGGCTTGCCACCTTTTCCACCCGCCTTGATTTTGTTAAATAGGCGTTTACGTAAAGCTGGCTTAG